GACGGCTAACCCGGCGTCCTGCCGGGTTACCCACGGATTCAAGCCTGCGTTCGGCCAGCGTGGTTTTACGGGGCGCCTAAGATCAAGATCAAAAGCCAGAGCCAGGGGCCAGAGCAAAAACAGAATGAGGTCTTGTAAGCGCGCGTCGGATTTGGCACCGCTAAGCGGAATGATTGGCACCCATCCACCTAGGCAGCTCAGCAAAACTTTAGCGGGAGGTTTGGCACCAAGTTCCAGAGGATGTATCAGGATGGCTGCACGGGCCAGTCGATTACGACAGGGAACCCGGCCCGGTCAGGCACCCGATTAACGTCGACCCTGTATTGCTTCCAAAGTTTAAGGTTTGCTTTGTCGACATCGGTAGCGCTGTCGAGGTCTATCGCGTCTTGCAGCGGCGCAATGCGAAATGCTGCCAGCGTTAATAGGTAGTCGCGGCGGTCGTTAGCAATTGCGGTCAGCTCTCCCAGCGTTGGCTCCGGCTCCGGTTCCGGTTCGGGCACCAATGGCGGTGCAACTTTGAATCCGTTATCAATAGTAACTTCGAGCCCCGCGCACATCCCGTTCACGGCTTCCGCATATTGCTCTTGCGTAATTTCAATGGCATCAGAAAACGGCTCGGTGGAAATTTGTCCGTTGGCGGCGTATGGCATTATTTGACTCTCATATAGTAAGTGACACCGATGTTTTTAGAGCGGGTCTCATTGCCGATGCGCGGAGTACCGTTTGTGCCGTCAGTGACGGGGTCGCCTGTCGTAGCCGACTGCCCGATGCCGCTCGCTGGAGCTGGGAGCTGCCAGCTTTGTGCCGAACTTAGCGATATGAATGCTGCTGCAGGGCTAAGCGGCGAATGGCGATGGCCATGCCCTTGGTCGGCCTCAACCCCACCGCTGTTACCCGCGCGCAAACTGCGCCGCTCAGTGTTGATAAGTTGCACGGTTTGCCCATTGATTGGGCTGCCGGACAAACTTACAACAGCCGTTGCAATAACAAGTGGTGCCGAACCCGTGACGCTCTCAGAAGTCAGCACTCCGGTGTTGTAAGCGTCTGCAGCCGTCATCTTGATATAGCGGTAAGCGCTGTTGGTGGTCGGTGGCTGGCTTACACCTGCGATATTATCAAACACAGCGATGGGCACACCCACTGGCTGGTAAAGCCAGGGGTCAGCCTTCGCCGGAAGCTGGTCAAGCAATACGATATCCAGCCCGTCGCATTCCACGTCAGATAGCTGCCCAGCTGCAAATACAGCTGCAACCTTGGCTCCGGTCGAGTCGTACTGCTTGAGGCTTTTCGGACCAAGGCCGGAGATGTTCAACGTGTCAGCCCCGGAGCTGTCAGCGTTGAATTTCACGCGAAAACGCTGGTTGGGGGCGTAGGCCGCGAGTGCGGGGGCTGGGGTCAACGTGAAGACTGGCGCAGCACCAGCGCAGGTGAAAGCGGTCTGGCCTTGAGATTGAATGCTGGCAATACTGGCTTTTCCAGAAAGAGCATTCGTCATGGTGGTGGCGAAGTTCGGGTCATTACCCAGGGCGTCCGCCAACTCCTTCAATGTGTCGAGCGCAGCAGGCGACGAGGCAACGAGGTCAGAAACCACCTTTTGGATGGCAGTTGCTGTCTCTGTTTTGGTGAACGCATCGGTGATGCCAAAGCCGCTAACGGTAGTCGGCTTGCCCCCGAGCTTTGCCCAGGTAACTGCGGTGAGCTGGATAGCCTGAATCGCCGTAAGTACCTGAGAATCATCACCAGGCACGATGGTCAGACCACCACCTAACACAAGATTCACCAACTCCCGCTGAATGGCGTTCAGCCACTCGGCAGTGATTACCGTGGCATCTACACCAGTGCCTGGCTGCCCATTTGTGAACTCCTTTGCACCATTCGCAGTGCTGGTGCTATCTCCGATTTTCTGCATCAGTTGTCTCCATAGCCAAATAGTAAAATGGACTCAGCCGGTTTCATCTGGCTAAGTCGGCACTCAAGTGATTTGTTGCCCCAGGCAGCCAGCGGATCACCAGCAGCGGACATTCCCGCAACGGCATAGCTGACGGTCACTGCGGGGGCATTGACCCGCCACGCGTAGTTCCAGTCGCCGCCATAGATGGCGTCGCCCGCTCGCGCAATGCCCGCACGGGCGGGCCGAAAGGTAGTGATGGTGATGTCGTAGCCGAGAGACTTAGCCAGGGCGATGAAAAAGGATTTGCTCTGACCACCACGGGCTTGCAGCTTGCTGACAACAGACTGGACGCGCTGGCGGACGGACTGCGGCTCTCCGACAAGGCACGGGGCCGGTAGTGCCAGCACACGTTCCCAGTCAGCCAAACCCATGCCTGAGTCGGCAAAGATCGCGCTATAAACCGCCTCGGCTTGCACGTCCGATTGGGTCAGAGCATTAGCCTCAGCCTCAATGGTGGCGGACAGCAGTGGCGCCATGCCGTCGTAAGAGACGGGAGGCAACAGCAGCCGTAGCTGGTCTGCGAGAACAGTCATTCCATCAGGCCTAGAATGATGGTGCCTGGTCGAATCCAACCGACCAGGAGCGGATCGTCGGAAGCTTTGACGTTGCCAAGGGGCTCTGTAACAGATCTGTCAATGACGCCTGCCAGGTTGTTGATCATGGCTTCTATCTGTGAGCGCTTGAGTGTCTCGCGTGGCTTCATCGCACCCAGCAACGCGTTATAACCGGCCTGCGCAGCTACCTGCACTTCTGCCAAGGTGTAGCCCTCGGCCACTTCAACCATTGCAATGGAGTCGACGCTACGTATGGTTGGGGCAAAGACCCCCACATCCGCAATGACCGAACACAGGCTGAGCACGTGTTCCTTGCAGAGGGCGATAACCTCAGCGGAGGGATTGCCGGTGCTGGCGGTGATGACCAGGTCAACGGTGCCACCGCCTCTACGGCCGGGAAGGACCAGGGCGTCTGCAACACCATCAACCTCTTTGGCCCAGCGCTTGAAATCGTAGATAGTGCCGCCCGCTGGGGGCGACTGGATGATGTCGAGCAGCCGGGCGAGCAGCGACTCTGGCTTTTCCTGATCCTCACCCCCGGTTGTTGCTCCGATGAAACTAGCGTTGGCGTCCATGCCCAACGGTGGGCTGGTGAGGGCCAAGTCGCCGGTCAAACCGTTGAGTGAGGTGCCCACGGTTTGAGCCCTAACTTGGACGGTCGCGGTGCCATCAGTGCCAAGTATCGCGCTAGCCAGGCTATCGAACTGTTCCCCCGTCGTGCGATGGGTCAAGGTCGAGCCCTGTAGCAGCTCAACACCTTGAGCGCCCTTCAAACCCACGGTGCCAGTGGCCGCGACCGGTGCCTTGAGCGGAACACCACGAATGGTAGCGGCATGCACCAGCTCTTCCTCATCGGCAGTGTCCGGGAATATCTGGCGATAGATCCAGGCCAGCTTCTGATAGAGACCTTCAATAGCAGCAGCAATAGCCGCAGACCGGATGTAGTGGTCACTATCGGTGCCGATGTCGGCTTCATCGTTGAGCGCTTTAATATCCCGCAGAATGCCTGCCAGGATGGTCTCAAGATTGGGAGCGGAAAAGGCCATGTCAAATCACCCTTACAGGTTGGCGGAACACCTGCGGATTGCCGGTGGCGTCGATGATGTCGATTTGCAGCGTGAGCCAGCCGTTATGGGGCTGGGTGGCTGCGACGGTGATGGCCTTGGCGCGAAGATCCGTTAGCAGCGGTTTGAGGGCGTCCTCAGCGTATTGCTTGGCAAGGCGCCCCACGCGTGGACGGTCTTTTTCGCGGCGTAGTTCGTGCAGGCGGGAGCCCAGGTTGGGATCTTTCCACCAGGTGCCGAGGGGAGTCATGAGGCGTAAATAAACGGCGTTTGCCAGCGTACTAATACGCTGGCCCGTCAAGTCGCCTGTAGTTGGGTTTATGCCTGCGTCCATAGGCTGACATGTTGTCGCGCAGGCGCGATCAGCTGAGTATCAGCGGGGTTTAAGAATGTCAGGCGCCTTTAAGTGTTACTGGAGTGGTTTGGGTGGTGGACCCGATGGGTGCGCATGCTGGTTATACAGATCGCGATCTGCCTGCATAGTCCGTGTATGGTCGGCGATCTCGGCATCAGCCTTGATGCCGCGCTCAACATGCAGATCACCCGACATCTCTACCATGGGCGTTTCAAACCGCACCTTATTCTTAACCTTGAACAACAGTTCATCAGTCACGACCTCGATGACCCGACCGCGCTTCATGTGTACGTAGTCGCCCTCATCGGTATAGAGCGACACTTCGCCGTCCTTGAGTTGAAGCCGATAGCGGCCATCCTCACTGGCGATAACAACGCAATGGCTGCTGCTACCTCCAATTGGGATCACCACGTAATCAGCACCAGGCAATGGCGCTGAGCTGAAACCATAGTGCTGGGCTAACTCACCCGATACCGACTCACCGGCCAGGCCCTGCATCTCCACACCAATCAGAGGCCCATGAGTGTTGCTGACTGCCGTAGCACGGAAGGCCTGGCGAACCTTGCTCATTACCTTCCACACTTGGTCGCGCACCAGTTGCGCCATGACGCTCATTAAGCGCCCCTAATAATTTGGATTAGGGCTGCATCCGGGTTGGCCTTGCCTTTGTGTCTTTTCAGTTTGTTGCCGTCCAGTACCCACATCTTGTCCTCGCGGAAACGCAGCTCGGTAATTGCTCCCTCACTACGGGACAGACGCAGGGTGCGGGACATCAAGAAGTAGACATCATCCACGCCATGCACCTCACTACGGATGATGACTCGCATCCCCGGATTCCACACCTTCCCGTTACCGGCTCGATGACCCCGTACTACGACGCGGATCTCGAAACCTTCCAGGCGACTGTCTGCCAGCAGCTTTCGGGCGCGAGTGGTGGCCATGTCCTGGCTTTCACTGGAGCTGTCTACAACGACCTTCGGCCGGAAGATCCCACGACGGGCTAATGTTTCGTCCTGGATCACCGAACGCAAGTGGGAACGCTGGGTGTCGAGCCCATCATTGGCATATTGACCGTGCTGGCCAAGAACGGTTATTTGGCTGTACCTGTTGGCGATGGACCGCCGCACGCTCATACGCTGTACGTTGTTACCTTCACCGTCCCCCCGCAGTATCAGCAAGCCCGAGAGGGACGCTGTGTAATCCGGCCCGCCGATGATCAAACGGCCGTCCGGCTCGACCCAGGGCCACAGGCCATTGGCCTCGGCGACCTGGAGCAATGCCTCCCATGCGGTTTGCCCTGGTTCGATCTGGACGCGACGACGGGTTTTAGCCTGGTCGGCGCGGATCTCGACCTGGTAAGCACCTAAAGGCTTAACTACCTGCTCCAGGATCTGCGCCAACGACGCCTCCCGCATGGAAACGAAAGGTGACGAGCAGTCCACCAGGGGCGCTGCTCGATCTCGGCCGTTGATACGCATAGAAATGCCTTGGCGTGACACGTCATGCTCAAACTCGTCGATCTGCCCTGTCAGCACACGGTCGCCGTCGAGCGTCAGCGTGCAGGGAGCTCCTTCCTTGATCACGTCGGGCAGGCGCGTTGCATTCTTAGTGTGCAACTCCAGTTCGAAAGCGTCTGCCGGGGTGAGCAAGTCAGATTCAATCGACCAACCGTCCCAGGTATCGTGCGCCAAGCCACCGATGGCCAACTGGATGGAAGGAACAGGGTCATTCAGCATAAGCACGCAGTACCTTCCCGGCCGGGATGTTGTGGGGCGTTTTTAGATCGGGGTTAAGCCGAATCAATTCGAGAGCGCGACTATGGTCGCCATACCATCGGTGAGCCAAAAGACGCAGGCTGGCCGGGGATTCAACCTCGCGCTCTATCATCGGCGGACTCAACAGGATGACTTGGCGCGCACGAGCCTGGATCAGAGCGGCCGTGTTGCGTAGGGCTTCGATCACTGGCCGAGACGTTTCCACGTCGTACAAACGGCGATGTAGCAAGATTGCCCCCTGAACCAGAGAGCGCACCAGGTTAACCAGACCCTCCAGTTCAACGGGACTCAGAGTCGGCTTTTTGCTCTCGTCCTCGATCACGATGGCTACCGCCTGGGCGTGAGCTGCGGCCAGTTCTGTGATGACCAGGACGACCAGGGCAAACCCGCTGGCCTCGACTGGATCTTCGGGCATACGGTCAGGCAACAGGCTCGCATCCGGTGCAATACCTTGCCGGGCACTGATCAAAAAGGCGTTGGCTGCCCGCGCCGGGTCGGTGGTCAAGCTATCGCCGCCCGGCATCGTTGCGGGAACACCAGCACGGGACAGCAACGCGGCCGAAGTGCTTGGCGTGTTGTCCTGGATAGAACTGCGGATCTGTGTCGGCGTGCGGAACAGGTCGACCAGAGGATCGAACGCGGCCGATGGATTCTTAGCCATGGCGATAACGCCCGACACTACGCCCAGGATCTGGGAGCGCAGCTGCTGCACGCGCAAGAAGATACCTGGCAAGCCCAGGGCCTTTTCGATCAGGCCCACCCAGCCGCCACCAATCCACGACTGAATCTCGCTGACCAGGGAGTCGATGCGACCAAACAGGTCAAAGACGCCATCCTGCCAGCGGTACGCATCCTCTTGATCCAAGACGCCGATGTCGACGAACTCAAACTGCCGAGCGAAAAATGGCAGGTCGGGTGTGTCCTCGACAAACATCAGTGTGACCTGGGCGGAGTCGGGATTGTCCGCGTCGTGTTTCACATCGACGTTGTGCGAGACGACGCTCAGGCTTCCATAGATCGGGTGGATCAGTTCACCAGGGCCACGCTGACCAAGAGCAACCAACAGGTTCTGTAGCTCGATCTCGTAGTTAACGCCGTAGACGATGATCTGCATGGGAAAGCGACGAGGGCCCCG